AATGTATACTTATACAACGCAGAAGTTAAAAAAATAGTTGATGGAGATACATTTGATATCCTTATTGACCTAGGATTTGATACTTTTAGAAAAGGTAGAGTAAGATTATATGGAATAAATACTCCAGAGAGTCGCACTTCAAATCTTGAAGAAAAGAAAATGGGACTGGCTGCTAAAGAGTTCACAGATCAGTGGATTACTGCTGCGGGTAGCAAAATTAAAATAGAAACAATTCTTGATAAAAATGAGAAGTACGGAAGAATACTTGCTAGAGTGTGGAACGAAGCAGGAGCTTGTCTGAACACAGATATAGTTGCTGCAGGGTTAGCCAGAGAATATTTTGGTGTAGGCGATAAGACATTCCAGGAATTCAAGAAAGAAAAGTAATGCAAACATTTTTACCATATCCTGATTTTATTAAGTCAGTTCAAGTATTAGACTATCGCCGGTTAGGAAAACAACGTGTTGAAACATATCAAGTTCTTAATGTTCTACTCGAAAGAACGCATACGAAAGGTTGGCGTAACCATCCAGTTACTCGTATGTGGGCTGGTTACGAAGAAGCACTAAAGGTTTATCAAAACCACACGATTGCTGAGTGGATGAATCGTGGGTATAAAAACAATATGGTATTTGAAGAAGTAGATAGCAGTAATATAGTTCTGCCATCATGGTTTGGTAATGATCAATTTCATCGTTCACATAGATCAAATCTTCTTAGAAAAGATTATGAATATTATTCTCAGTATTTTGACGATCCGTCAGATTTAGAGTATCATTGGCCAGTATGAGTGTAACAATATTCTTATCAGGTGCAATGGATTATGTAGGCGAGTACGCAACAAGCTGGCGTAAGGAAGCTACATTTTTATTAGATCAACGTGGTTATTCTGTATTGGATCCAACATCTATACCAGAAGACTATTCAATGTCTCCGGAAGAAATTGCACAAAAAAATTTGTTTATGCAGAAGAAATCAGATCTTTTGCTGGTAGAATACATGTTAGAAGATAGAGCATACATAGGAACTGACTTTGAGTTAGCATGGGCAAAAATCCATGGCCAGCCCACAGTTGTTATGTGTGCTAATCAATATAAAGATCGCATATATATGAAATATATGGCAACCAAACTTGCAGACAATCTGCAAGATGCGATAGAATACATCGCAGTACATTATCCAACAAAATAGAAAAGGAAATAAAAATGTCAGATAACAAGTTCAAGTACTTTACTGTTACTACAACTACACTTGTCCGTGCCAACAACAAGAGCGATGCCCAGAAGCTTGCTGCTGGTCGACGCAGCGTAACTGGTGAAGTCATGTTCCATGACGTTGAAATTGAGCGCATCTCTGCAGTGGAAGCACGCCAGCAGATCGAAGCCTAATAATTTTATTAACTATAGGGGAGACTGCTTATGTGGTCTCCCCTATATTCATTTAAAGGAAAAATATGATATACGCTCAAATGGTAGGAAGAAATGAATCTTCTAGATTCTTAGAAGAAGTTTTACAAAGAATATCAAGTCAAGTAGATAAAATAATTTTTACTGATGACTGCTCAACCGATGATACTCCAAATATAGCTGCAAAGTATGCAGAGGTATTCTCTACTCCAGAGCCTCTTTTTGCAACTCATGAGGGTAGATTAAGAGCAAATGCCTGGGGCAACTTAGAGAAGTTTGCTTCTCCTGGAGACTGGGTAATTGCAATTGATTGTGACGAAATGCTTTTTGACATAAACAATATTAATTCTATAGATATAAAAAGTGTTTTATCTAGGTCAGAATTTGATGTTGTAAATGTTAGATTTTATCATATGTGGAGTGAGACTCATTACAGAGTCGACAAGTTGTGGGCTCCTAATAATTCATCTAGAATTTTTAGATTTCAAGAAAATGCAGGCTTTCTCAACAAGGCCTTAGCATGTGGGTCCGAGCCAACTTATGTTTCTCAATGGATGGGAAACAGAAACTATTGGCTTCACTCTGGTCTAATCATGAAGCACTTAGGTTATACTTATGATGAAGACAAAAAAAGCAAGTATGAAAGATACTCAAATTTAGATGGCGGAAAATTCCATCAGATTGACCATATCAATTCTATAGTAGATCCTAATCCAGTATTAATCCAGTGGGAAAATTTCGGTATATAAAATGGAAGACGTTAATAAAATTTTAGATCCAGTAAAGTCAATCATTGCTCTTACTGAAAAAATTGAAAGAAAGAATAAGTTTGCCTATGTAAACATATCAAGATCTGCAATTGGTGCAGCTCTAAATACTTCGGAGAAAAAACCTCCTAGATATTTTATAAAGTCACTTTCCAAATGTATGTCGATTGAAGATGAAAACTTCTTGAAAGCATTGCCTCTTGAATTCTCTAACGAGATAGAGTCTGGAAAGCTTAATAGCATAGGCTTAAGTAGTAACTCTACATACTATGATGCTGGTATGTTTGAGCACTTTTTTTCTAATAAAAAAGAAGTAATTGATATATTTATCAATCACTATATTAGGGATTCTAAGAATGTTATTTTAACATTCCATGATAAAAAAACTGTTGAAAAGATTTTTGGACAAAACCAATACGTAATCACAGTGCCTTACAATAATTACTATGATAAGCTTGACTCTATTGTTGCTCAGATAAGTGAATTTGAAAATGGCGTAGATGCGGTCATACTTGATTGCCCACTGTTGGCAACTGCTATTGCACCCAAGATATGGGAAACTATGAATGTGTCAATAATTGACTTTGGCAAGTTTATCAGTTCGGCAAAGTTCCATCTAAATATGGATAGACCAAGATTTACAAAAGATGAAGGTAATAAATACCCTAATAAAAGATATGACAAGAAGTAACTGGGAAGAAGAACAAGACGATACTGAGCTAATTGTAGATTTACTCTTTGAAAGTAGTCTTAGTATATCTGACATAGCAAAAGAAGTAGGTTGGACTGTTAATAAAGTAAACCAAAAGATTAACCAACTTGGTCTGTCTTGGTTGAAAAACTCTAGAAAAAAAATGTCTAGAGGTCAGTCCTCCCTTACTTTCATGATGCAAAAACTCCTTCCGGGAGAAAAAATAATAAATGAATTTTATTTAGAAGATAAATTAAGACTTGATATCTACTGTCCTACCTATAAGTTAGCAGCCGAATATCATGGTAGACAGCACTTTTATTACACGGCTAGATTCTATGAATCAAAATATGATTTTTACGAAGCTCAAAAAAGAGATACAAAAAAAGCCGAAATGTGTAAACAACAAGGCATTGCATTAGTTGTTTTTAGGTATAATGATCAGCTTACAGAACAGTCTGTATTTAATAGAATGCTGCAGGCGATAAAAGATTCACCTTTTATCAAAGAGCAGAAGGTAAAAAATAATACATATGAATCAGACTTTTATAAATCTATGAAAAAGAAAAAGTCCGAAGAACGTAAGAAAATCTACAGAGCAATTAAGGATGAAAAAAAGAATGGTAACAGAAGTTCTTGAAGAAAATTCTGACATACCTATTGAGTATCAGATATTTGCACTCTCTTTAAGAGAAGATGGTGCTATATCTGCATTCGCAAACGAGCTTGCTCCAGATATAGTTGGGATTAATCATGGTCAAAAAGGTGTTCATGAATTTTACCTAGCACTTCTTGCATACCATTCTGTAACTCAGCTATCTATGGTAAATCCTGTAGGTTTTAAAAATTGGCTTGAATCAGAAACAGACATAAGAGAAGGTCTTGGCGGAAACGCTGGCGTTTCAATTATGATGGACTTACTTTTATCCATTGAGCTTTCAACTGTTGAGTCAGTTATTCAGATAGTAAAGTACAAAGCTAACAAAAAAAAGCAGCTTGATTACCTGCAAGAACTTCAGCATATACTATCTCAAAAGGGAGTTAAATCTGAAAAAGATACAGCAAGAATCAATTTACTTACATCAGAAATAAAAGAATTAGAAAATAGCGTTAACTATGATCCCTTGGAAAAACTTACAACAGCAAACGACATCTCTAATAGGGCTGAAGATCTATTAAATATTCCCAGCTTTCTGCCAACGCAGTTTAAAGCTCTTAATAGAGCAATGGGGTACACAGATGACGGTGGGTTCTATAAGGGCGCTGTACACGCAATCATAGCTGCCTCAGGCAAAGGTAAGAGCACGTTCGCTAAGTGCCTAGTTAATAACTGGGTAGAGTGTGGATATACGGCTTTGTATGTAAACTTTGAAGAGGCTGTTGGTCACTGGGAGAGAATCTTAATGACTCAGATTATTGGCAAAAATGTCTATGCGGAGTCAGAGAACTGGTCTGAGGATCAGAAGACCTATTACCTTGGTAAGTTTAAAGATAAATTAAGCCAATGGGGAAATAGGTTACTTGTTAGACATGACCCTGAGACTCCATACTTTGAGGACCTTGAAAAGTGGTTGAGAGATATCATTGACTATGCCAAGACTCCTGACGTTGTAGTCATAGACACGATACAGTCTATGTTTACAAAGGGTGGCAAAGGTAAGCCTAGGTGGGGCGAGTTTGAAGAGATGATGGTTAAGCTAGAAAAGCTAGCTAGAGATATGAATTGTGTTGTTATTATTACAGCTCAAGAAAACTCAAATAGAATGAAAGAAAAAAGAGAAGTTGTACAACAATCTGACACTGGTGGCTCTTTAGCCATACAACAAAAGTGTGCTGTAACAATATTTATCACACAAAAAAAATTAATTAGTGGTGATGACTCTGAAGATGATAATATAATGCAGCTGCAAATTCCAAAGAATAGAATAACCGGATCAAGCTTTCTTTATAATCCTCCCTTGGTTAGATATGTGGATTCAAGAAAAGTATATGAAGAGTATGAACCAGTTACAGAAAATGATTACGACACAAGTTCTCTTTTAGATGAACTATTAGACGATAGCGATTTTGACATATGAAAGAATTAACAATAGAAGCAATTAAGGATTATCAAACTTGTGCTTTACTTTACAGTTATAGGCACGATCAAAAACTTCCTGAGACAATTATGAGCAGAGATTTAATCACTGCAAGATTTGAGAATACACTCAAAAGTGTTATCAACTACTTCTTCTATAAAAAACAAGGGGGAATAGTTCCTTCTTATGCATCCCTTTTAAATAGGTGGGAGAAGTTGTGGTTCAGTAAAGACGCAACAGCTTACGACATAATACATGAACAGCATGAAAGTTTCTACGGAAACACAGCTAGCTTTACATCTAGAGCTTCTGCGTCACTACTTGACTTTTACAATAAGCATTCAGAATCAAATGCTATACCAATAGCTATTGATCAACAATTCTACCTACCATTAGATAAGTCTATAAAAATTAATAGTAAATTTGATTTAATAACGTTTGAAAACAATGAGTACTTTGTTTACAAGTGGGTTTTTAACTTTAGGAATTCACATACATCTCTTTATCAAATGGACTTCTCTATACTTTATGAAGCTTTTAAACATAAGTTTCCAACTAAAATAAGTAAAACAAGATTCGGTCACTACGACTTACTTTCTTCTTCTCAAAAATTTTCTGAATACGAGTTAAATGAAGATGATACTAAAGCTTTGAAGTATTGGTGTAGCGTCGTACAAGAGGATGACAAGTATGTGCCAAGAAGAGGTCTAACCTCGTATTGCAAAAAGTGTCCTTTTGATAAACCTTGTTCTAACTGGAAAGATTGGGAAGTTTAAAGTTGGCTAAAGATTCAATATTAGATGAAATTTTAAATAAAGAATCAGATTCAATTTCTCTTGAAGAGGAATCAAAAATACTTGAACCTTTATTTCATGAAATAGAAATGATATCAGATAGCAATATTAAGAGTTTTGTTAAATCAATCTTGCTAAGAGCAGATGGCTTTTGGACTATACCATCAAGCTTCTCTGGAAAGTATCATCCTAGTGATGAACATAATTCTGGGGGAAATGTTCTTCATACAAAAAGAGTTGTTAGAACAGCTAAAATAATTTCAGATTCTTATTCTCTATCTTCAGAAGAAAGAGATCTTGTTTACGCTGCGTGCTTATTGCATGACATAACTAAGGGTACCTTAGATAACGATAAGAAGCATTTTTTTTATGACCCAATGCATCCCTATACTGTTGGGAAATTCGTTCAACAGTGTCAAGAGTATGATAAAAAATATGCAGGAGAAGCACAATCTTCTACCCTATTTGTCCCAGAGGAAACTGTTCAATCGATTCTTAGATTAGTTAGATGCCATCTAGGGCCGTGGTCTCCCGTTCCAGAGACCGTGCCAATTACGTATTTAGATATAATTGTTCACTTATCTGATAATGTTGCATCAAAAGTTCACTATATTGTTGATGGTGAAGATATAATAGAAGAACGATGGAAGATATAATTAAAGATAGAGTATTAATTAGAAGTTTTGTACTCGACAGCCTAGACTACCTAATAGAAGAGTCAGTTTACTATAGGTCTTTTTCAGATCAGATAAAGAATAGTCAGAGATACGTTTTATTTACTTCAGGAAATGAAGAAGGTAGTTGTAAATTGCCATGAAAATATCAAGTGATCCATCTAAGTACACATATAAGTGGAGATATTTAGAAATAGCTAGATACATTCCACAACTAAAAAGAGTCATTAGAGAAAAGAAAAATGACTTTCCAATTCTTCTTGATGTAGATGTAATTAAAAAGTATTCTGACAAGTATGACAATACCGGAATATACAGTTCTATCTGGCATTTTGATGATCAAGATCTTTCCAAGGCTACTAGGTTGGGTTCTTTATATTTCGATATAGACAATAGCGACATAAGTATTTCTTGGCAAGAAGCTAAAACTTTGTATCTTCATTTGTTAAATTTTATACCAGAAGAATCAATAATAGTTTATTACACAGGTAAAAAAGGTTTCCATATTGAATGTGAAGCTTTAGCTTTGGGCATAAATCCATCAAATAGACTTCCAACCTTATATAGATATATAGCAAAAGACTTATCAGTAAGTCTGAACTTAAATTCTTTAGACTTTTCTGTATATGATGCCAGAAGAATGTGGAGATTACCTGGAACTAAACACCAAGATACTGGTCTTTTTAAAACTAAATTAAGTAAACAAATTTTATTCAGCGATATAGAATCGATAACGGAATACTCTTCTGTGTTACAGGACAATTCTATTCCTGAACAACAGTTTAACTTTACTGCTAACGAATGGTTTAGGCAGTACTCTTATCAAATGGAAGAAGAAAAGAATAAGCCAAAGGATGTATTAGCTTATTTTAATGAGTTTGGTTCAAATGGTAGGGTTAATTTTGATGATCGAAATAAAGTCTTTGATAAGAAAAATTTATTAAACAGCTGCTCAGCATTTTCTAGAATAGAAAAAGAAGCGACTGAAAACCATCATATCGATCATGAGTCTAGACTATTTCTTTGCTCTATATTAACTTACACTGATGAATCGGTACAATATCTACATGAAGTATTATCAAAGTGTGACGATTATAATCCCAAGAAGTCTTCTGCTCACATAGAAGACTGGATAAAAAGAAGAGAAATAGGGATAGGAGGAAGACCCTATACCTGCGCTAGAGCTAACTCAGCCGGCGTTGGTTGTGGAGACTGCTCATTGGAATATAAGAAAAAGTGGGTAAAGATAGGCGATAAGTTTGTTGAGACAAATGACAAGAATGAACCATCGCCAATTAGATTCGCATATAAAATAGTTAAGAAAGGAGAAAAAAATGATTGAAAATGATGAAGATGTTATTGGAACTTGTAGTGAGTGCCATTCAGACCAGCCAGAACAGTACATGTACAGGAGCCCTTTTGCACAAGAAGGAAAGAATGTACCGTGTAAATTTTGTGGTGGAGTTGTAATAATAACCTATAGGGAAACAAGAAATCAAGCCTTGGGACAAAGTGATAATAGTAGAGGAATAAGTTGAAGAATTGGACTAACCTACATAACCACACTGTTTATTCTACACTAGATGGACATGGTGGCGTAGAGCAATACCTTAATAGAGCTAAGGATCTTGGCATGGTCGGGTTAGCTACGACCGATCATGGCAATATCCACTCATGGCTAGATTTCTATGATGCCGGAATGAGCTGTGGAGTTAAGCCAATATTAGGTTCTGAATTCTATCAAGCAAGAAAAACTCGTTTAGATAGAGACGAAGAGGAAAGAGCTGGCAAGTCAAAGAATGAATGGGAACAAAGAGGTCCATATCATATAACTATACTTGCAAAAAATAACACTGGGTATCACAATATAATTAAAATGTCCTCTAGAGCTTTTACCGAGGGGTTCTATGTTAAGCCTAGAGTAGACCATGAATTAATTTCTCAACATTCTGATGGAATAATTGTATTATCAGGCTGTCTGAATGGAGAGGTTTCTCAAGCACTCCTGAGAAAAGACTACAATACTGCACTTATGCATGCAAGTTCCATGCAAGACATTGTAGGTAAAGAAAACTATTTCATAGAAATTCAAAACCATGGAATAGAAGAGCAGCTACGAATCATACCAGACCTAATAAAGATAGCTAATTCAATAGGAGCCAAAGTGGTTCCTTCTGGAGACTGTCATTATGTGCATCAAGACGACGCACATGCTCATGACATAATGCTATGCGTAGCAACTAACTCCAACATAAATACACCAAATAGATTTTCTTTTTCTGGTGATCAATTTTACCTACAGTCTTACGACGAAATGGCTAAAGTTTTTACAGAAGAGTATCTTAAAAATACCATGCATGTAAACGACATGGTAGATGTTAATCTTAAATTTGGAGAAATACATTTCCCTAACTTTCCTATACCAACAAATGAGTCTTCAACTGAATACTTTGAAAGACTGGCATGGAATGGATTGAAAAAAAGATATGGTGAAGATCTGTCGCAAGAAGTTTTAGACAGAGCTAACTATGAGCTTAGAGTTGTCAAGGAAATGGGTTTCCCAGAATACTTTTTAGTTGTATCTGATTTAGTTCAATGGGCTAAAGAAAATGATATTAGAGTTGGATGGGGAAGAGGATCTGCTGCTGGCAGTGTATTGTCCTATGCTTTTGGCATAACAAATCTAGATCCAATTAAGTTTGGTCTTATGTTTGAAAGATTTCTTGTCGAGGGCCGAAAGTCAATGCCAGACATCGACCTAGACTTTGACGATAGGCATAGAGATAGAGTTATAGAGTATGCCCGTCAAAAATATGGAACAGATCACGTAGCCCACATATGTACATTCAATAGGACTGGAGCAAGACAGTCTATTAGGGATGCCGCAAGAGCCTTAGGATATGATTTTTCCGGGGGAGATAGAGTATCTAAACTTGTTCCACCACCAGTCTTAGGTGTATCAAAAAGTCTTACAGAGTGCATGGAAGTAGCAGAGTTTAGTTCTGAATATAATTCCAATGAAGATAGTAAAAAAATAATAGATACAGCTTTTGGTCTTGAAGGTTTAGTCAGACAAACTGGAGTCCATGCAGCTGGAGTGGTTATATCTAGAGACGCACTAACCGACTATCTTCCCATAATGCAAAAGGGTGTAGACTCACCCATGGTTACTCAATGGGACATGGGCAGAGTAGAACAATGTGGACTTCTTAAAATTGACTTCTTAGGTTTAAGAAACCTAGGCGTTATAGATGAATGTATTCAGCTTGTAAAGAGAACAAAGTCAATTGACATTGACCTAGAAAAAATACCTCTCGATGACAAAAGAACTTTTGAGGAGCTATGTAAAGGTAATGCTATAGGAGTATTCCAACTTGAGTCTTCTGGCATGAGACAGCTTATGGTCCAGCTTCAGCCTCAAGATATCAAGGATATCATGGCTCTTATATCCTTGTATAGACCAGGTCCAATGGGCTCTGGAATGGATAAGCTTTACATAAATAGAAAGCATGGTAGGTCTGAAATTAATTATGACCATCCTTCTATGAAAATAGCTCTTGAAGACTCTCTTGGGATCATGTTATATCAAGAAGACGTCCTAGCTGTTGCTAGAGCATTAGCTGGCTTTACTGTTTCCGAAGCTGATGACCTAAGAAAAGTAATTGGCAAAAAACAGATGGACAAAATTGCAAAGATAAGAAGAAAATTTGTTGAGGGATGCATTTCAAACTCAGATATATCTGAAGAAAAAGCCAACAAGATATTTTCTGATATCGAATATTTCGGTGGATACGGATTCAACAGAGCTCACGCAGCAAGCTATGCAATGGTTTCCTATGTTACAGCATACCTAAAGACTCACTACGTAGCAGAATACATGGCAGCTCTTTTAACTTCTGTTGCGGGAAATAAAGATAAGTCATCCGTATATCTTTCTGACTGTAGAAAAACAAATATAAAAGTTCAACCTCCATCAATCAATAGATCACTTCATGACTTTGACGTAGTGTCTGACTCTGAGATTCTCTTTGGTCTATCAGCTATAAATGGAATAGGACCTTCAATTGCTGATGCAATAATATCCTGTAGAGACTTAGACAATCCTTATACATCTATGCATGACTTCTTTAGAAGATCTGATACATCTGTTCTTAAAAAATCTACATTAGAACACCTTGGTGCAGCAGGTGCATTCGATGAACTGTTTCAGATTAATGAAGAAATAGAAATTAGTAGAAGAAAAGAATTAGAAATTCTTGAAAGAGAAAAAAATGAACTAGGAATATATGTATCTAGGCATCCTATCGAAGGAATTTGGGATTCCATAAGACCAAAAATAGATTCCGAAATATTTGAACTATCAGATCTTTATGCTGGTTCTAAAACAAAAATTGGTGGGATCATTACTTCAGTTAAAAAAATGATAACCAAAAAAGGCATGAAGATGTTCAAGCTGAATATAGATGATGTTACTTCAGGAATAGAAGTTATTGTATTTCCAAAAGAAGCAAAAAATATTCCAGATGACTTCTTCTCTGAGGGGGACATAATCATTGTGTCTGGCTCAATTGCAAAAGAAGGAGATGAAGAAAATTCTGCCGTAAAAGTTATATACTCTTCATCAGAAAAAGTTGATCATTCTATTTTAAGTGGTGGTAAGTCTATCTTTTTAAGATCTAATACACTGTTAAGTAATGAAATCATACAGTCGCTTTATGATATAATTAATAATGCAAATGGTTCATCAATAGTATTTCTTGAAATGCTAGATGAGAATAAAAAATATACATTTAAATTCAATAAAACTACTTCTACAAAAGTAGAAAAAACTTTAAGATCAATAGTTGGACTAGGATAGGATATGATAAGTCAAGTAGTAATTAACCCCTCAAATAGATCTTGTTGGACATTTTGCTCATGCTGCAATAGATGTCAAGATAAAGGTCGTTATTCAAAATGCTCAGACTGCAGTGGAAGATATGATCCAAAGCTTAAGGTTCTTCCAGACCCAGATGATTTTTGCGATTGTAAAAACGGAGTTCTTAGATGGAGAACAAAAGAAGGTCGCTTGATATTAACTAAATTTAAGAGTAATCCTTTTAAGGCTGAAGTTAAATATGTAAAAAAGACTGAAGATGAAAGAGACTGGGACTCTTACGTTGGAGACATGAGAGAGAAGTTAGATGACCCAACATGGAACCCTATAGCAATAGTAGATGAGGATTAATGAAATCTGAAAACGGAAGAGTTATAAAAGGTAATGTTAAGCTAATAGAGTATGGTGACGGCTCTTCACAAGTAGATAATTATTTTCTACAAATCGGAGTCGCTGGATTGTATTGCTCTAAAAAAGAATTAAATGATCTATATATGGCATTAAATTACTATATCAATATAGATGAGATTATCGAATGCCAATTAGATTTTAAATAGGAGACGATTATGAGCTGGCCATATAATGAATATGATCAAATGGAAATAGGAAAAACAGGCTGGATTCCAGTTGGTGAAGGTTCTTTTAAAAACAAATACAATAATCATACCATTGATGAATCTGGTTGCGAATACGATGAAAATGGAAATATGATATATAGCCCGAATGGAAAAGATGAACAAAATTAAAGTAAGGACCATCAAAGAGTTGGATCCTCTCCAGATATTATCATTAACTGATTTTAGCTACTCAAGAATAGATACATATAAGATGTGTCCCTCAAAGTACTTCTACTCTTATGTACAAAAAGAGCCGAGAACCTTTAACGATGCTGCTGTACTTGGTAACATTGTACACTCTGTCCTAGAAGAATGCCTAGACAACGATAAGCAGATGGATGTAAACGAGCTTCAGGGTGAATACGTCAAGCAAATTTCTTCATATGATCCGACCGGAATCATACCAGATAACTTAATCCAAGTTGGCTCAGAAATACTTGATGAATTTTATGATAAACATTCTGGTGATACTTTTAATATTTATGATAAAGAATTTGCTTTTAGTTTTGTATTAGGAAACTATCTCATCAATGGATATATAGATAGAATAGATTTTTATGATGAAGATACTATAAATATAATAGACTACAAGACCCGGAAAATGGGAAGTTACTCAAAAGGATCTTCCAAACAATCTTCAGCTTGGCATATACGCCTTAGCAGTATCAACAGCTTTTCCGGATAAAACAATTAGGGCAGAGCTTTACTACTTAAGATCTGGTAAAAGAAAATCACACACATTTTCACCAGAAGATATAGAGCAAGTAAAGGTAAATCTACTTAGTAATATTAATAAAATTGTAGAGGATAATTCGTTTAACCCCACTTCAAATGAAAGAAATTGCACCTTCTGTGACTATGGTAAATCAGGAGTATGTGCTACTGGGCTGAGCAGACTAAAAAGAATGGGTAAAGCATAAAGGCCAGGGGATGAACCCCTGGCCAGTAAGCTTAGTTTAAGTTAGGATCAGAATACTTCAACTGGGTTAGACAAGCTGTCTTCTACAAGTGAGAAGTTATTCTCGACAACAATCTTTGTTGCCTCCTTGTGGCTGAAGCCCACCTTGCTGAGTTCGTCAATGACGTTCTCGTTGATGTTCTGATTGATGCTATTGATGATAGTGTTTAGTGTGTTCATAAGTGATACTATATCTCCTATTTTGTGGTTTGTCAACCTGTTGATAATTTTTCTTGTATTTTTATTTCCTGTAAAGTATAATATTATTATGACTTAAGGACATAGAGGTTATCATGAAGCAGCCAGAAATAACAACTCCACAAGAGTTTTTTTTGGATAGATCTAAATTAAAAAAGCATCCGAACTTTTCTAAAATTAAAAATGATTATATTGATAAAGAAATATTAGAAAATGAATCTGCTAAAAAAATTACCGGTAAAGGTAATGCGTATAAAAACACCAAATCTGGCTATAGAGCGGATTTAGGTGGTAGCTTTAGATCTAACTGGGAAGCAAATTTTGCCAGGATTCTGCAGATATATAACATTGAGTATGACTTTGAGCCAGTTGTTTTTCCTTTTCCAATTAAAAGAGGTACAAAAGCCTATACCCCAGATTTTTACGTAAACAAAACTACTGAATGGGTGGAGTTAAAAGGCTACTTAGATGAAAAAAGCAAGATAAAACTTAAAAGATTTAAAAGATATTATGAAGAGGAATTCAGTAAGCTTACTTTTATTATTAGTAAATATTCAACTGATGGAAAAAAATTTGCTGCAGAGATTGAAATACCAAAGGTTATCTTTTATGAAGACATTAGATTTTTTTATGCTGATAAGATACCCAATTGGGAAGGAAAGTAAATGGCCTCTTATAAGGAACAATATTATACGTTAAGTGAAGACGAGATGCAAGATTTAATCGCTAAAGCAAAGGGTGGAAGTTCAAGCGCTCAATATGAATTACTTAAAGTGTTTAATAACTTTTTAACAAAATATGTAACACTTTTATACTATGGAAAATATAACCTATCTGACTATGATATTAGGAGATTCACATCGCTCTTTGTTAAAGATAGTTTTGTTAGATTTAATCTAATGAAAAATCAATTAAATCAAGCTGGATACAAACACATAAACGAATGCCTACGACGGTATTACTTATATGGCAAAAAGATATGGTGACGAAGAAGATGTAAGACAGACAGTTAATACTACATTCTTCCAATGTATTACTAGATACCAAAGAAGGGATTCTGAAAAAGGACCTATTCCGTTTAGTGGTTTTTTGTATAGTTATTTTTTTTACCTATTAAAGAAAAATGTTGACACATTTCTTATTGATCAACTTGGCAGAAAGTCCTTCCCACTTTTATCTGATGAGGACAATTCATCAGATGATGATAGTGATGCTAAGCCAGGGTTTAAGGCTCCTCCAGTTGAGTACTCCATAGACGACATGCTGGGCACTCAGGAGGTCAATGAGATGTGGGTCATGGGAGAAGATTGCCATGCCCCATACAATAGGCTTACTGTTCAAGAAAGACAATTAATAAAATGGAAATTTGTTGATGGAAAAAAATCCTCAGAGATAGCTCAGATTATAACCGAACATCCCAATACTGTAAGAGAACACATCTCAAAGGTGAAAATCAAAATACGTGATGCTATAATAGAGAACAATATGGAAGACCTTATTAAGATGTTTAAGCTAGGTAAAAATGAACATTCAATCGATTGAAAAATTAAATCAGTTACTGTCAGACTTCTTAAGTCCACAGATAACAGAAATCATTAGCGCATATGGAACTGGTGATTTAGCCGACCAATATTTCGTTAGCATTCCAGAGATAGATATTGTCGATATGACAATGGCTGATCTAGCCTCACTTGTAGCTAGAACCTCAAACGTGTATGGTAGAGTTACTAGATTTGCAGGCATGGCTAGAGCGCATCATAAACTTTGCGAAGGTAGATATAAGAAGATTTATAAATCAAATAGAACTGGGAAGAATGAAGCTGAGAGAGAAGCTAATGCGCTTGAAGCTGCAGAAGAACAGTATACTGAAATGGTTACGGCAGAATCAATTGTTCAGTTAGCTGAATCAATGGAAGGTGCAGCAAGAATAGCCTCAGAGTCAGCTAGAAAGCTCATAGACAAGATGCAGTCTATGCAAATAGCTTATTCTAGAGAAGAAAAAGGATCATACCTAGAAAGTGACTTTAGTACATACTGATGAAAAATATGTTTATTGGACAATATAAGTCCGTCAATTCCCCTGATGAATTATTCTCCTTAAAAAGAGATTCATTAGATTTCCCAACTCAAATAGAATACAACGGTCAAAGATACTTATTGACTACAACTCACTTTGCTGATTCTCCATCAAGAGAAAAAAGACTCAAAGAGTATGCTAAAAAAAATAACATTATTTTTGATATAAGCATATGAACATTGAAGTCTTTTGTGATGGAGCATCAAGAGGGCAAGGTCAAAAGAAAATTGGAGAAGCAGCTTGTGCTGTAGTTGTATATAAAAATAGAAAAAAAGTAGCACAGTTTGCTAGAGGGTTAGGCCCTAGAAGTAATAACGAAGCAGAGTATGAGGCTATAATAGCAGCCTTATTAATATGTTCTATGTCAGATTTTTTAGATCCAATACTATACACAGACTCTGCTGTTGTTGCTAATCACATAAATGGCAAATGGAAATGCAAAAACGAAGCGCTGATGCCTTTACTTATGACTGTTCAAGATATAAGAGAAGAATATAATTTTAGAATTGTGCAGGTTCCCAGAAAATTTGTATGGGAACCTGATGCTTTGGCAAAACAATTTCTTGATCAATTGGAGTTAAAGAAAAAAGAAAACAATAAGGTGCTATAATAGAAACATGTCAAACATTTACAATCCAAATTATCCAATAGTAGTTGGGCTAGCAGGCATGGCAGCGACAGGCAAGACCTCAGCAGCTGAGACTATCGTTCCAAAAGCATCCTTTGCCTCTTCTAAAGGCGGAGTAGTGTGGGAGCATATCTTTTTTGCGATGCCAATTTATGAGTTCTTTTCTATTAGAACTAAAATAGAAGGAACTAATTCTGAATCAAGAAAGTTATTCAACATTCATGAAACTCTGTATGACCTTTATGGAAGTTCTCCGCTTGGCAATATTCCAGACTACGAATCATTTGTAGCCCTAACAAAAGCTATTGCTAATAAACCATTATCATTTGCCGGGTCAAAACCTAGATCTTTTCTTCAGGAAGTTGGAGATCTATGCAGAGAATCTGATCCTGCATGCTTTGCTAAATGGGGAGTTAGAAAGTCTTATCAACTCTTTAGGGAGTATACTAAAAGTATCTCTGATGAAGAAGAAGAAAAACCATACTGTATACTAATATCAGATGTTCGATTTCAAAATGAGGCAGAAGCAATCTTGAAACTGCCAAACAGCATGCTCATTGTTTACGATGCTTCTCCCGAAGTTAGAAGAGATAGAATATTTAATAGAGATGGCGTATACATGACCGATGAGCAGATGTCTCATAAGTCGGAAAAAGAGATTGAAATATTTGCAAGCTCGGCATCAGCTGTAATAGACTCATCTTCAATGAGTGTTGAACAACAGGCTCAAGCAACAATTGATATCATAAAAGAAAGATTTGGATTAGCAGCTTATGCCCAAAATTAATCAAAGTGCACAAGAACATAGTATAGGTTCCCCAATAGAACAGGCGGTAAATTTAGTGTCAGGCGAAATATCAGTGTCATCAACTCCGGTATTAATATGTGGAGTAAATAGAAAAATAAACATAGGTAATTTTGAAAATATAGATATTTATGCTGGGATCACGATCCCCCTTAATGGCTTAGATGCTTCAGACAAAGAAGCATTTTCAGAAGCTGTTAAAGAAGCAGCTGCCTATGGCTTTGGTTTAGTTTCAAAGGAAACTGGAGAAAGATACATGCTAATTAAAGAAGGTCAGCAGGGAAAATAATAATTTAACACTTACTATTATCCTTGGATCTATCTGAGGTGACCAATGGATAATAACTATAGTGTAATTATTGCTGTCATAGCATCCCTCTCTTCTGTACTTACATACCTTTTAACTTCTTTACACCAGAAAAGAACTATCTCTAAAGAAAAAGAGATAGAATTTTATAAAATTAAAATAGAGCATTTAAATGCTGAAAGAGAAATTTTAACTGGTGAAGAAAAAAATTTAAGAGAAATGTTGCGTGAGCAGCTTGAAACGTGTAGAATAGAGAATGAAAGAGTTGACAAAGAAATGGAAAACCTTAAGAGAAGATTGTTAACCGTAGAGCAAGAGCTAAAAGCTTGGGAGCTAGGGTTAAAAGTTCCTAAAGGTTTCGAATTAATACAGTTAAATTTAAATGAGATAGAGGTAAATTAAATGTTTAAACAATTAGTAGCAAAATTAAAAACTTCTTTAGCCCCAGCTAAAAAAGAACTTAATGAGAAAATTGATGAAGCTTTTGTAGAAGCAGAAAAACTTGCTGTAAAAGCTGATCAAAAAGTAGAAAAGCTTAAAGAAGAAGTGGTCCAAGAAGTACAGAAGGCAGTAGCTGACTCTGTATCTGAAGTGGTGAAAAAGAAGCCTGCGGGAAGACCTAAGGCTGCTGCTAAAGATAAGCCAGTAGCTAAAAAGGCTGAGCCAAAGAAGAAGTAAACCTCTCATTTAAAGCAAAAGTCCTTATATCCCCCTATATGGGGGCTTTTGTTTTTCATTTATAGAATTACTATATATGTATGGCATTAGCAAAATATCGCAAGATCACCAAGGGTGGGGTAAGTGTTAAAAAGAACTCGACCCCTGTCACCTACAAGGAAAAAAAGAAGTAATGGTTATTAAAAAAAGTATCTATGTTAGTGGTCCTAGAATGGGTCAAAACAATTCTATGTTTGGCATTGAGATCAAGGACATAACTAATAAATCTTCTAAAAAAAATAAAGGTAAAAAAAATGGCAGCAAAAAAAGATCCTAGACTAGCCAAGGCACGGAGTTAGTGGTTTTAATAAACCAAAACGTACTCCAAGTCATCCTAAAAAATCTCATGTTGTTGTTGCTAAATCAGGAAGTCAGGTTAAGACAATACGATTTGGTCAACAAGGAGTAAGCGGTTCTCCTCAAAAACAAGGAGAATCAACTTCAAATAGAAAGCGCAGAGAGTCTTTCAAGGCTCGTCACGCAAGCAATATTGCTAAGGGCAAAATGTCCGCAGCCTACTGGGCTAATAAAGTAAAATGGTAAAGGAAAAATTATGACAATGTATGGCGATGGTATGAAAAAAGGTAGCATGAAGAAAGCTGCTCCTAAAAAAATGGCTAAGAAAAAAATGGGTGGCATGAAAAAAGGCTCTAGCAAAAAAGGAATGTACTGATATGGCAATGAATGGTGATGGCATGAAAAAAGGTGCTGCTAAGAAGCCTGCAATGAAAAAGGGTGCAGCAAAAAAAGCAAACGGATTAACTGCTGCTCAAAAGAAACTTCCTCCTTTTATCCAAAAGGCCATCATGGGGAAAAAGAAGAGCAAGTAATAATGGTAGAAAAAAAAGATAATAAATGGATTCAGGGAGCTATTAAAAGACCCGGAGCATTTACTGCTAAGGCTAAGAAAGCTGGCAAATCAGTTGCCGGCATGGCAGCTGCGGTTACCAAAAATCCTAGCAAGTACAGTGCAAGAACTGTTCGTCAAGCTAATTTGGCTAAGACTCTTAGAAAAATTTCTGCTAAAAGAAAGAATAAATAACAATGGCATATTCAAAAAATAGCAAAAAGGATAACAATAATTACCTTAAGGATATTAAGGGTGGAATGAATGTAGTTTTTGATGGAAAAAAAACCCCTCCAAAAAAGAAGAAGAAGTAATGGCTAAGGTAAATAAACCGACGAAGCCAGAATTGTGGTCTGCCGCAAAGTCTCAGGCTAAAGCAAAGTTTGACGTATACCCTTCAGCTTATGCTAACGCTTGGGCTGCAAAGAAGTATAAAGCAGCTGGTGGTACATGGAAGACTGTTTCTACCAAGAAGGCTACAAAGAAAAAATAGTATGTCTGCGCAAAAAAAATCTTCTGAAAGAAAAAAAGAAATAGAAAAAGATTTAAAAAATAAAGGTTCTTTCTATAAAAAAGATTATGAAAAAAATTTAAGAAAGAAAAAA